CCTATTCGGCGGCGTGGAAAAACTCCCACGTTCAGGCGTACCTCTCCGAAGTCATTTCCAAAGGCGCCAGGATTGAAGTCATCATTGATGAAGTGAGGTTTCGGTGGGATGGGGAAAGGTGTATGCCTGTTGAAGAGGCTTCCGAGTATGCCCAAGCCCATGCCGAGCGAGAGATCGCCTGATGCCCGGACTTCCAGTCGATCGGGCCGCCATAAAGAGCGCCTTGTTTACCCGACTCCAATCGGCTACGTTTTCGGTTCCGATCAACGGCTTTACGACTTGGGCGCAAACTTCGCGCCGGTTGAAGCTGTTTAACAATATTGATCCGAGCAACCAGCCGGCGATGTTTCTGGTTCAGCATCATGAGACTTATGAACAGTATGGAACGGGACGTTTGACCCGTCGATTTCTGAACATGGGTGTTTGGTGCTATGCGCCGACCGGAGAGGAATCTATTGTTGGCGATGACCTTCTCGACTTGATGGAAACCGCCATTGAAACGGTTCTTCAACCTGACGATCCGTTTCGGAACGAGCTTACCTTGGGAGGTTTGTTGACTCCCAATAACGGTTGGTGTCGCATCGACCGTAGAGATGGCATGTTCATTAGAGATCCTGGAGACATTGACAACCAGGCGCTTTTTATCATGCCGATTAGGATTCTACTTACATAAAGGATAATGAGATGTCGGACGGAACAAACCCCGAGACTCGGATCATTCCAGACGATGGCACAACGCCGGGGCCGGGGCCAACGGATGTGACTCAGACAGAAACCACGACGGGATATGGCGAGGATGCGGCGCCGACAGAATCAGCCCCGGCGGCGCCGTCGGCACCTGACACGAATTCCGCCATCGAGGAGGCAATCAGAAAGTGGACCAGCGGCCACTTGTATAATTCTCCGTTGGCCCAGGCGACTGAAGCCTGGAACCACGTCATGGGCTCGCTCAATGCCCTGCGGACGTATCTGAAGGAGGAACTGGGCAAGGTTCAGTAACAGACACGGTTTCAATTTCGCAACCCCAACTTGGGAGACGACGATGGAGTTCGGATTTGGTTCAGGCATCTTGACGGGGTCGCGAAATGACATCGCGAATCAGACCCCGGTTCGATTCGGTGCCCTTCAGAATATCGACTTGGAATTTGCCGGCGATATTAAGGAACTGTTCGCGACGCAGCAGTTCCCGATCGACGTCGCGCGCGGCAAGACCAAGATCACGGGCAAGGCGAAGGTCGCCGAAATCAAGGGCTCGATGTATAACGAGATCTTTTTCGGTCAGACCCTCGCCACTGGGGCGCTGAAATACGCCTACAACGAGTCGGTCGCGGCGGGAACCTCGGGCTTCTCCTACACCGTGGCGAACTCGGGCTCGACACCACTCGTCGACCAGGGAGCATTCTACCTCTCGGGCGGAAACCAGTTGAATTACGTTACCGGGGCGCCCGGCAGCGGACAATACAACTGGAATCCTTCCACCGGGGTCTATGTCTTCGCCACCGCGGATGCTGGGTCTGCCTTCTGCGTGAACTACACATATCACGTTTCATCCGGGTTCAACATCGCGATCGGCAATCCGTTCATGGGGACAACTCCCCAGTTCGCTGCGACCTTGTTCCAGCAGTTCGAGGGGAACCAGGTGGTCTTGGTGCTGAACAAATGCGTTTCGAGCCGGCTCACGTTCCCGACTCGGATCGACGACTACGTGCTTCAGGACATCGACTTCTCGGCATTCGCAGACGCGAGCGGCAACGTCGGCACCTGGAACACCAGCAACTAAGTCTGAATCTGAAACCTTAACCGGAGCTTCTATCATGGCCGATGGAAACGGAAACGGACACGACGATGGACAAACCGGCGCCACTCTTGGCGTTGGGGAATATGTTCCGTTCACGATTGGGGGCAGGGAAATTCGCGTTCCCGCCCTCAGTCTGTGGGACTTGGAACAATCGAGGGAAGATATTCGAGCCCTCAATTCCGATATGTATTGGACCGAATATGCCTCGACGGTCCTGAGAATCATAGCCCGGAAGATGGGGAATGTTGACAACTACCTTCCCATGTCCGAAGCATGGATGAAGTCCTGTACGGTCAAGGAAGCAAATGGAATTACGCCGGCATTTAACCAACTGCTGGCCCTCAGCGGGTTTGAGAACGCTGCTGCTACCGACCCTTTAGCATCGGAGGAAGCCGGGGCGAGCCCTGGGACTGGGACATCGGACGAATCGCCGCCGAACTCGCCGTCGCTTTCCGAATTCCAGACCTCCGATACCTCAAGCGAACCGTAACGCTGAAGGACTACCAGCTTTTTCATAAGGCTTGGACAGATAATCCTCCAGGAGACTGGCTTCTTGCCGCACAGTTGGGGTATAAAGCTCCTGAAGCCAAGCATAAGGCTGCAGTCGAGAACACAAAAATGATGTTCGACATTATCAAAGGGTTTGAGGAAGCGGCGAAAAAGAAATGATAACCGTTCGGGTCATTGCGGAAGAAGCTATTTTTCACCTGGACAAACTCCCAGCAGCTATTCGAAACGCACTCAAGAAAAAGTACGAGGATATTTTCGACCAGCTTCGAGCAGGGATGAAGGATCAGGTTCCGCTGAAGTTCCTTGATCCGAAACTGGTAACGTCTGGGGTGGAAGAAATCGGATCGACAGTTGTCGGTTTCATCGAAGCTGAAGACAAGCCTGGCGTTTATGCCATCTTTCCAACAAAAGCTAAAGTGCTTCGGTTTCTTTCCAAGTCCGGAGAGATTGTCTTCGCCCCGAAGGTGCTTAATCATCCTTTCCCCAAGGCCGCCCAGCATTTGAATCAGTATCTTCTTGACTCCAAGCCCTGGATCGTTGAGCAGTTGACCAACGCTGTGAAGGACGCCTGATCGTGCCTGATAACGTGAGAATTGAACTTAGTGCCCAGGACGATGCGTCAAGTGTTGTTAGAAATTTATCGAATGAACTTCGAAAATTTCAAGTGCAGCACGACTCCATTATTCGCAAGTATGGCGAACATGCAGGAGAGGTTTATTACCAACGGCAAACTACTGCAATTAGAGAACAGATTCGTGCAACGACTGAACTCGCGGCGGCGCAGGAACGCGTTCAGCGATATATGCAGGCACAGTCCAGTCTTTCTGCAAGTCGGGTAGAGGATCTTCTATTTCCAAAAAACGCTGCTGAAAACATCCACGGTTATGAAAGGAGTTTTAAGGAGTTAGTAGAAAATGTCGACCATGGCTCAAATCGTATGGGCCAAGGTATGCGGCATGTTATTGCGCTGTTCGACGAGTTCCAGCGTGGCCAACGCGGGGCTATGACTGCGTCGGCAACGGCCTTCTTGCGAGACACAGGGCTGTTGCAGCAAGGCATCAATGCTCTGATGACTCCGTGGGGCGCGGTTGCTGTTGCAGGTGTGGCAGCATTGGGTGCAATCGCCTATGCTGCTGAACAAGCCCATCAGCGCATAGCTTCAATTCGCGACACCGCTGCTGAGTTGGCCTTAAAAGGACTCGGCGCTGGTCCGCAAGTTCGAAGCGATATTGCAAAAGAGTTTGACGCAGCAAAGGCAGCAGGTAACGAATACGCCGGAACTATTAAAGACCTTCAGGTCGAACTTGCTACGAAACTCCCCGCTGCGACTCAGGAAACCCGGACAGAGATAATTTCCCTTGCACAGTCCTTAGCTGGACTGAAAAACGTTTCTGCTGAGAAAGCAATTGAGCCGTTTTTGAAGGCGTTAGAGCACGGTCCCGAAGCGGCGGCCAAGTTTGTTGAAGGCCAACGCGGACTAGAAGGCGTTATCCGTTCGAATGGAATGACGCTTTCTGAGACTGTTCGAACGATTACGAACGTGGCTCAGGCTTACCGACTTGTTGTCTCCGAATTTGGCAAGGGCCAAATTATGGAGGCAGGAAGAGAGACGAATCTACTTAAAAATAGTTTTGTTGAGTTGTCCGGCGCGTTTATGGACGGCGGTACGGGGCTTGGTGGGACGTTTAATCCTGCCATGAATACCACCGCGGAAATGATTGCGAAGGCTCACGACGCAACGAAAGATCTGAACGAATCTACTCGCCAGAACATCGGCGAGATGATGGCACAAGCGGACGCAATCAAGACGGGAAATAGAAGTCTTGACGATCGTGTAACGGCGCTGAATCGAATTAAGGACGCTCAGGCGGGGGTGTCTCGGCTTGCTGGCGAAGTTGGAGAGTATGGTGATCCGACTGCAGCGCAGCGGGCGGCCAATGCGGTAAAGAACTTAGAAGCCGACCAGAGGAAGCAGACTCAATCTGGTGAGGAGAACGAACATCAGCTCCGAATGAATCGGATCAATGCTGAGGCACAGGCGCAACATGCTAACCTAGCCATTCAAACCCAGGCAGCACAGAAACGGCTCGACGAAGCAAGGCGGATGTCGGAAATTCGCCTTCCTGGTGGCGATCCGAGTCAAGATCCAAGTGTTCAACAGGCAAAGGCTGCGCTTCAAGAAGCGGAACGGAAACAGTCGGATGAGACTCGGCGGATAAAGATTGATAATGCACACGCGGTAGCGGCAGAAGAAGCCCGTGGGACACAAGCACGGATCAAGGCGGAAGAAGATGCGCTTGCAGAAATTAAAGCGGGCGTTGCTGCGGGTAGAACTGCTAAAGAGGAAATAGGTCGGCAAGAAATCAAACTGGCCAACCTGAGACGGGAACTCAACAATAAGAATTTCCAAGAAGCCAGGGACAATGCACGAGCGGAAGTAGAGTTAGCAAAAGGAAATGTAGATCAAATTCTCGCAGCGTATGCGAGGTTGAGTCAAGCCGCTGTTCGCACCGGACAGGCTCCGGCCGTTAATGCTCAGATTGAGCGCGAAAAGGTTCGTGACTTAGAATCGGCCCAGTCCCAGGCGTTTACGAGAGTTACTGAGTTTAATTCCTCGATGGAGCGTCAGGACAACCTGCGCATCCAGGCAAACCATGCGGCGCTAGAGATTCAAGTTGCCCAGCACGCCATGTCGAAAGACCAGATGGCGGCGAAAGAGGCTGAATTTACCCAAACCGTCATGGCGGAAGAGGAGCGTCGGGTCGAGGCGGAGTTAAAAACAAACGGACTCACAGAAGCTCAAAAGGTCCGGCTCTACGATCACCTGGCGGAACTCTATCAGAAAGATGCTGAGAAACAGCTTCAGGCACAAGAGAAACTGACTCAAGCCATCGAAGCCGAAAATACGAAGAAGCTCAAGTCGTTCCAGACGATGTTTGATTCCGTTGGAACGGCGATGGAAAGACTCCTCGATGCAGGGATCACAAGGTCTCAGACTCGACAGCAAGCGTTCCAGGAATTTGGAAAAAGCATCGTCAAGTCGATAACAACGGAACTTGGCCATTTAGGATCACAGTACGCTGGGAAGGGACTTGCGAGTGTTCTTGGTGTCAAAACCGAGGGCATGACCGACACGGGCATCGGTGCGGTTCTGAGTCGGGCGATTGGCGACAAGCTCGGGTTGACGAAAGAGTCGACAGGTACGGAGGCGCTGAAAGGCGTTTCCGACAAGATGCAAAAGGCCGTCGACGCCCAGTCGAAAGCGTCGGAACTGTTTAAGAACTCTGTTCAGGAATTTGCCAAAGCCAGTTCGGCGTTGGTTGGGCTGGCAGATAAGCGGGGAGTTCCAGGCGGGTTTAGTCGAGGAGCAAGCAACGATAATCAACTGGGTTTAGATTCTCCAAGTTCCCAAGCCTCTGCGGCGGTCAGCGAAGCTCTGACTCATACGGGCGAGAAGCTCAAGAACTATTGTGCGATTTTAGTCAATCAAGCGTTGGAGAAGGCTGGAGTCCAAGGTTCCGGTTCAGGACTTGCTTCGAGCTTCAAGAATTACGGATCTCCGGTTTCTCCGGATGATGTCAGAAAAGGGGATGTTTTCTATGCTCCGCCGAGTGGCTGGGGCGATACAGGTCACGTAGGATTCGCCACTGGCCCAGTTTCTGGCGGGCGGGTTCCGGTTATGTCCTCCCACATGCAGGGAGCAGCAAGTAACCCTGCCGGGGAAGAGACTCGGGACATTTCCAACCTCACGTTCCGGCGGCCGAACTATACGGACACGGTTAAGGTCGATCCGAGTTCGGTGGCCCAAGGAGTTGAGCAAGGAAACAAGGAAGCGTACTCTGTCGGCCAGGTCGCCATTCAAGAAGGTGTCACTCAAGGAAATTCGGACGTAGTTTCTACCAATCAGCAACTTAGCGATAAGGTTGCAACGCTTCAGCAGACCTCCGACCAGCAGAAACAAGCTATTACTCAGAATACGCAAGCCCTCAGTCAGAACACCCAGAAACAAGGCTCAGGGACAGGAACGGCTTCTACTACGTCTTCCATGACGAGCAATTTAGGGCTCTTGACTCAAGGTCTCGGCATCGCCGCCTCGGCGGCTTCGATCTTTGGTCGGCAACTTTCGCCAACTGCTCGGGCGGCTCTGGGAGCAGTTGGAGTTATTACCCAGCTTACGAGCTTTGTCAGAACCGCAGGATCTTCGCTCGGCCTGTTTGGCGATGCGGCGAAAGCAACGTCGAGCGTGACAACGTTGTTGCAAGGGGCAAATACCGCGAACACGGTTGCAACGACTCTGAATACAACTGCCACCACAGCGAACTCAACCGCGCAATCGTCTGCTGCGGTGGGAAGTGGGATTGGAGGAATTTTCAAATCTATTCCGCTGATTGGAATGTTGTTTGAACAGGGCGGAATTGTACCTTCCGCTGCTGGTGGGATGATTTCGGGTGGTGGACTCTCGATCCTTCATCCAAAGGAAATGGTACTTCCGGCGCACTTGTCGACTGGGCTTCAGAACATGATTAGCCGGCAGCAGTATACGAATAATAACCAACCTGGTGCGGTGCTGAACTACAACGCTAACGTGACGGGGTATCATCCTTACGCATCCCGAAGCGCATTTGATGCCCTGCTTCGCCAGCATGGGAATGCCCTGATGGGCCACGTTGAGAATGCAGTCCGTAATGGTTGGCGGGCGGCGTAAAAGATGACCTTTCCGGTCATGCCAGCGTTGAACGGATTTTCAATCCATAAGCGGCCAACGTTTGCGACTACAGTACAAACCCCCAAATCTGGGCGAGAAGTAACGAACTTTCAACAGTATCTTCCCGTTTGGGAGTTTGAACTGGTTTATGAGATTCTTCGGGATCAGACCCAGAACACGATTCCCTTCAGCTATTTCTCTGGAAAGACCGACGTTCAACAACTCATGGGGCTTTTTGCGGCCTGTTCAGGGGAGTATGGGTTCTTTTACTTTACTGATACAAGTGATGCAAGTCGGACGAAACAGCCCCTGGGCCTAGGCGATGGGTCGACGCAGAACTTTCGGCTTCTTCGAACCATTACGCTTAACTCTCTTACATATACCGAACCAGTTGGGGGAATTAACCTTGGAGAGTCTGTAACGGTTTTCGTCAACGATGTGGCGGTTCCTGAGTCTGGAAACTGGACCATCAGTGCCGATTTAACCACGTTAGAGTTTACAACCCCACCGGCAAATGGAGCGACAGTCACAATTTCGTTTTCCTATTACTACCTCTGTCGGTTCATTACGAACGACGCAGAGTTTGAAGAATTTATGTATGGTCGCTGGCTTCAACAGGGACTCAGATTCCGCTCGATACTTCTCCATGCTGCCGGTCAGGGATCGCTTCCGCCTTGGACTAATCCTCTTGATCCGCCGATTCCAGTGACTCCACCGGGAGTTCTGCCTCCTGGGAAGTATTACTGGGAGATGACGGTCGATACTGCTGGTCGGGACGGTACGGCGGGATATGGAGTTCTGTGCGGGGTTTGTTTGGCCTCGACTCCGCTCACTGGAACCGTGGCAACAGCGATCAACATTGCTCAGGGGCCAGGCGGAGCGTTTATAACTGCTCGGGCTGGAGACTCAACGGAAACCTGTCCGGGTTGGGGAAGTCCTACTCGAATGGGTGGCATTCCTCAAGGCTGCCCGGCAGCGGTAGGGGAGGTTTTCGGCTTTGCATTAGATACGATCAATCATAAACTTTGGGTTCGAAATGTGACTCGAACCGTTCCCGCCCCTGGCTGGGCAGGGGATATTGCAGGAAACTTAAACGGAAACCCGGTTACAAACGCCTTCGGAGCCGATTTGGCAGTAATGGGACTGGTGGGAAACTTGTTCATGATCTGTGGGGCGTCTCATGGAGCTGGGATGAGTGCTGGAGTCGGAACGGTAAACCTCGGCCAAAGTGCTTTTGTTAATCCGAGTTTAACCGGGTTTGTTTCGATCTATTCCGCCTACAATGCTGCGGCGTTAAACGCTGGGGACAACAGTAACCTTGTCCTTACCAATGCGGGAAAGACATTCAACGGAACAAATGTCCCGGTTACTTTCGCCCCGCCGATTGCAGGGTTTTCAACTAACGTTGGCTATAGTAACGCTGTTAGAAGCAACTTCTCGATCCAGCAGATGTAACTCCAATGCCAATGTTCCTTGCCACAGTTCCAGTCCTTCCGACCCTGAATGGGTTTTCGGTTAGGAAAAAGCCTACGTTCGGAGCAGCAGTTGCGCAGTCAGTAAGTGGACGGGAGATTACTTCGGTTAAGCAGGCATTTCCGCTTTGGGAATTTGAGTTGACGTACGAGGCGTTGTTGACCCAGACGGAGAATCAGGTCATTTACAATCAACATAAAGATTATCTACAATTGGAAGAGATTCAGACCGTTTTTCTAGCCTGTTCTGGGCAATACAGCCGGTTCTATTACGACGATCCAACAGACAATTCCCGCACGGCGCAAGTAATTGCGACTGCGGATGGAGTCAGTCCTACGTTTCAGATCATTCGAACTCTTGGGGGTGGGTCATCGAGCTTGTCCGAACCTGTTGGCGGGCTTAATGCGACGAAACCATATCAATTCTATGTCAATGGCTCGCCCACCGCTGTTACTCTTGCCAACTTCAATCGAACGATTACGTTTGCGTCAGCTCCAACGGCGGGAGCCTTAATCACTGGGGATTTCTACTTCTTCTATCTCTGTCGGTTCCTGACCGATATGAATGATTTTGAGCAGTTCTTAACCAATCTTTGGACTTTACGATCATTGAAATTCCGGTCGGTTAAGGATTTCGATGGTGGAATTGCGGGGATGCCGCCAACATGAAGCCAGTTTCTTCGACGTTTGTGAGCTTCATCGCCTCGTCCCAACAGATGCCATTTTGTGAGCTTTATACGTTCGAGTTTGCAGATGGGAGTTTTGCATATTATACCGACTTGGACAAAACAATTTTCTATGGGGGAAATACGTTCCTTGGAAGTTCGCTGAGGATTGAAGGATTAAGATACAAACTAACCAATACGTTTGAGGTTGATGAACAAGAGGTGCGGATCAGTGCGTTTCCCGACGAAACTCTGGGCTCGGCGGCGTTTTTCACAGCGGTCGGGGGCGGGTTATTGGACAATGCGAAACTCACCCGACAGAGAGCGTTCTGGGATCCAAGTTCGGATCAGAGACCGTTCATTGTATTTCAAAATGCCCCGTTGGAAGTGGTGACGTTGTTCACAGGGTTTGTTTCTACGATTACGAAGCTGGGACAGACACACGTTGAGTTCAAAGTCAAGAGTCCGCTTAGACTTTTCGACATGGATATGCCCAGAAACAGTTTCTCGCCGGGATGTTTGTGGACTCTATTCGATGCGGGCTGCACTTTGAACAAGGCATCGTTTACAACGAGTTTTGTAGTAGCAAGTGCGAACCAGGTTACTGTTATTCCAACAACTTCCTTCACTCAAACCGGGGCGGACGGAATACCGAACTATTATCAGGGGAGGTTGCACTTTCTTTCCGGAGTCAATGCTGGGCTTCAGGTTGTTATTGCCAACAACGATGCAACACAGTTTAATCTTCAATATCCGCTTTATGCAATTCCAAACCCCGGCGATACGTTTGAAGCGAGCGTTGGGTGTTCGAAATTGGACTCGACATGTTCCGCGAAATTCTCAAACCTGGCTAATTTCCGAGGGTTTCCGCGAGTGCCTCCGGTGGTGGTGAGCATCTGATGACTGAAGATGAAGAAAGAGCCCTGGTTGTCAAGGAAGCTCAGTCTTGGCTTGGGACTCCATACATTTCTAATGGTGCGGTCAAGGGAGCTGGAGTCGACTGCGGGATGCTTCTGGTTCGGGTTTATGTGGATGCAGGATTGATAGAGGACTTTGACCCGAGACCTTACCCCGCTCAGTGGGCGCTTCATCAATCGGCGGAAAGATACCTTGAAATTGTCCAGTCCTATGCTCATGAGATTGACGGACCTCCCCTTCCTGGCGACCTGGCCTTGTTCCGTTTTGGCAAATGCTGGGCACACGGGGCGATCGTTACTGACTGGCCCAATATCATCCATGCCAATCCAACGATAAATTCCCAAGCACCCTGTCGGGTTGACAGTTGGGAACGGAACTCGGACCTAAATCGAAGAAAGCCCAGATTCTTTTCTATTTGGCCAAGGGTCTGACTCTATGGGATTCCTCTTCGCAAGAAGTAAGAAAACTGTTCCGGAACTAACCGGGCTCCAGATCCAGACTGCTGTCAACGTGATGCCCATTCCGATTGTGTATGGGTGTCCAAGAATCCCGATGAATATAATTTATGTCAACGGGTTCAAGGCCGTTGCACAGAAAGCCTCGGGAGGAAAAGGACTTCTTTCTGGAGGAAAGGGCCAGACAACCGGGTATAAATACTACGCAACTTTCATCGGGGCGTTGTGTGAAGGGACGGGAGGAAATATCCTAGTTGTCTTTGACGACCAACAGACCTATACCACCACTACCGCTCCTGATGGAAAGATTTTTCAGAGTTTTGATGGAAGCCCGACGCAATTACCCTGGACTGTTGTGTCAGGATCGTGGCCCGCTGATGCCTTTGGATATAAGGACACGGCGTACATTGGATTTGGCCCCGATTGGCCGTTGGACTCGTCGGCGACTATTCCCCAGTTGAATTTCGTGTTTCAGGGCGTTCTCTACGACTCCTGTCCGTTGAATTTGTTTACCGCGCCGAACGGAAGTCAATACTTTCTTGACGCCGATCCGGGAACGGTTATTTATGACTTTCTGCTCAATGCAACTTATGGAGTCAATTTCCCGATTGGGATGTTGGATACGGCAACTCTTCTGACCTCTACCGATGGGTTTAATCCTTCCATTGGCGATGCAGCGATTTCAACGTATTGCCAGGCTGTAGGGCTTGGCTGGGCGGTGGCGCTCAACAATGCCGAGCCTGCGGCGAGCATTCTGGAAAGATGGTGCAAGAATCTCGTAGTTGCTCCAGTTTGGACAGGGAGTCAATTGAGATTTGTGCCGTACTATGACACAGCTGCCTCGGCGAATCCAGGTTGGGATTCTGGCGCTGGGATTGCAAAGAAGTATTATACCCCGGAAATTCCGACCTTGTTTGATTTAACCATTGATGATTTCATTCAAGCGGAACAACAAGACGACCCGGTTACGGCGTCGAGAGTAGACATTATCGACATTAAGAATGTCGTTCGATTAGATTTTCGGGACAGGTATAATCTGTTTAATAACAATGTCGCCGAGGCAAAGGACGAGGCGTTGGTTGAACTAGTCGGTCCAAGGGTCGATCGAATTGGAGTCGCGGACGAGTTTTCCCTTCTGACTTATGCTGCTACTAGTGTCCAGATGCAGCTTCAACGAAACGCTGCGATCAGGAACATTTTCACTTTCCGTCTGGGTTGGCAGTATTGCATTCTCGATCCGATGGACATTGTGACGATCACGGAACCGGTTTTGGGTCTGAATCAGTTTCCGGTGAGGATTAAGTCCATCGAGGAAGATGAGAAAGGTATCCTTACGATTGTTGCTGAGGAATTTCGCCTTGGCGCCGGTTCGCCAACTGTCCTTGCTCATGCGGATAATCTGCCTCCGACTCAGTTGCAGTTTAATGTTCCCGCGCCGAGTGTCAATGAGCCGGTTATTTTTGAACCGACAGCTCCTATGCGAACGGCCTTCGGCCTGGCAGTTCCGAGTGTGATGATTGGACTCTCCGGTGGCCCGAGTGGAACCTTTGATCCAAATTGGGGTGGGGCAAACGTTTGGCTGAGTACGGACAACGTTACCTACATTGAACAGCCACCGCCAGTTGTGGGTCCGTCGAGGATGGGAGTCACGACAGCTATCCTCGCTGCGTATGGAGGGGTCAATCCTGATCCTGGGCCATTGAGAGTTGATGTTAGTGAAAGTAATGCGGTTCTTGAGTCGGTAACTTCGGCCCAGGCTAGTGTGGGATTTTCGCTTTGTGCGGTCGTAGAACCTGGTGGGGATTATGAGCTGTTATCTTATACGACAGCTACATTGACCGGTCCTGGAGCATACGATTTAACTGATCTTTATCGTGGACTGTTCGGCACAACTGCTTGTGCTCATCCCTCGGGCTCGAAGTTCATTCGAATTGATCCATCGACGTTTTCGGTTGCACTTCCGACTTCCACGATCGGAGCGATCGTTTATGCTAAGTTTCCCAGTTTCAATATCTATGGCCTTGAGACTCAGGATCTTTCCTCCTGCACCGTTTATACTTATGTTCCGTTGGGAGCAGGATTTACTGTTGCAAACAATCAGATTGTAATTATGCTTCTGGCTGGAATCCCTGTTGACCTGATGACGGTGGTGGCCGATCCATTGGACTTGAACCTTGGCGGCGGTGGAGCCTGTTCGGTTGCGAGTATCGCTATAGACTTGGAGGCTTTGTAAATGGCCGTTGTCTTTCAGCTCCGTCGGGGAAGTACCGCAACCAGGTTGGCCTATACTCCTTTGGTTTCGGAATTGTTTTTCGACACAGACACAAACCGACTTTACATTGGCGATGGAACAACTGCCGGCGGAGTTCTTGTCGGCGGGACTTCTATTCCACTTTCTGTTATAAATAAAACTGCTAACTTCTCGGCTGCGACCGGCGAAAGCGGAACTCGATATACTAATTCTGGTGCTGGGGGAACTGTAATTGGTTCTCTTCCGGCTGCGACGATAGGATTGGCTTTTGCCCTTTCTGTAATCACGGCTCAGATTCTCCGCTTCGCCGCGAACGGAACGGACGTGATAACCTGGGCTGGGACTGATAGTGCGGCAGGGGGTACTATCGAAGGAAATGTCAAAGGATGGTTCCTGTTGCTTGAGTGCCATGCAACAGGTTTATGGACCGTAACGCAATCCCAAGGCGGGTGGACAATAACATGAGAAAGCAGCTTCGCGTTATCGTACTTGCGGGACTATTGTCTGTCGGCCTTGTAGGGGTATTGCTAGCTCAGGTCACCAAAGTAAGCCCGGTTTTGGTGTTTACTTGCTCGGCGGGAAGTTTTGCGTCGGCCCTTGCGAACACGGGAATCTTTACCTGTTCTGCGGGGGTGACGGGAACCGGAACGTCCGGGACTGTTCCTCGATGGACCGGGACTTCAGCTCTTGGAAATTCGTCGTTTACCGATAATGGAACGACGACTACGTTTACTTCCGTGTTGGGAACGATTGTTACGGAAACAACGACTTCTCGAACCCTGGGTTCAACGGATTGTGGGAAATTGATTCGATATACAAACGGCTCGGCGATTGCGGTTACGGTTCCGAACTCACTTCCTGCTGGGTGTACGATTGCGGGAATGCAGATCGGGGCGGGACAGATAACTGTCAGTGCTGGGTCCGGCGCGACTTTTCTTGCTAATCCTCATGCTTATACGAAATCCTTCGGAGTCAATGCTGTTTTCGGGATAAGCGTGGATACTAATTCTGGCGGGTCCGCCGCCACGTTCACTTTTGTGGGAGATGGGGCATGAGAAAGTTTCTGTCGGCACTGTTCGCCGGGTTCTTGTTGTTTGGAGTCGGTTCTGCCCAAGCAACGGTTCTGTTCGCTGGGAGCGAGGATATTGACTTTGTTCCTGCTGCATCGTGTGGGGGGAATTGTTTCACTACGACCGTGGGCGGAACTTTTCGGACTGCATATGCTCGCGGAGGCTTGGAGAATAACAGCTTCAGCAGCTCCGATCCGAACCCGATCCGCTGGGT